AAGCTTGCAAGCGAACTCGGTCTTGCCGCTACGGTTTCCACCCAGAATCAGAAGCTCATCCGACTCGGCAAGCAGTCGCCTTGCGTCCTTCCAGCAATCAAGCTCAAACCCGCACCGTAGAGGATCAATGTCCCCCAGCTTGATTGCATTCTCTCTCTTCTCGATTAACTCAACTACAAAGTCGATGCCCCGCTCCTTGGCGAGACTCTCGATCCTCTCGTCAGGTATTATCGGAAGATACGGGTGCGGTGTCTGCTTGTACTTCGACAACCTTATCCCAGTAAATCGAACCGTCCTCTGAATGCTTCAGAAGCAGTGATTCACCTATGCCGGTGTTATTCCCCCTCTTTGAAAATACCAACTGAAATTCGTTTGTGTCACCCTTGCGAACAAGCACACTGACTGTGCGCGGAAAGTTCACAAGCTCACTTGTCCCTGCCGCGAGATAACTCATGTCGGTGTGGGACCAATGGTTCCTAGCGTGGGAATCCACGCTTGGCTTGCCGTTGTGATGACTGACCATGATTGCACATTCATGCCGCTTCGCCAGTTCGCCAAGACCGTGCCGCAGGAATCCCCCGACAACCTTCTGGTCATTGATGTTGGCATTGATGTAGTGCAGCAACGGGTCAATTATTAATATATCCGGCTTAATGTCATCAAGTATTTCCTCAACGACCTCCAAAAATGCGCTTCCCACCTTGTCGTGGTTCGTGATGGTTACAAGGTTGTCCGCAAGTAAATCATAGTGCCGCTTGCGTAACTTCAGGTGACGCGCAATCCCGTTGAAGTTCTCAACCAGTTGCTCATCATCGTTCTCACCGTTGACCATTACAACCTTCAGTTTACCCGCAGGTTTCAACCCGTAAAAGTCGCGACCAATTGCCCAGCACGTTGCCATCTGTTGCAACAGGACGCTCTTGCCAATGTGAGAAGCTCCCGTAAACAACGAAACGTAACCCCGACACAACCATCTCCTGCCAACCAGATTCGTCCCGTCATCCTTCTTGGGTTTCATCTTTGGGGTGAACCGCAGCACACTCCCAAACCTCTTGGACTTCTCCTTGGCAATCCACTCGTCGTAAGACTCAAGACCAAGATCAACCCCCATCAACTCCTGCCGCTGACCTCCCCGGCGAACCCCAGGTAATCTGCTGAGTCGGCTGGGGTTCTTGTTTTGACCGTCGATGCGGTAGCGTTCCATCGACTTGTAAATTTCCTTCACCCTGTCATCAAAGGATTGACGATCTCTCGCACCAACCTTCACCCAACCGTGCATGGATTTGCCCCCTGAATATATCAAGGCAGACAGGGGGAGTCCGCTTTCCTTTAGCACCGCATACTGCTCCTCAAGCGACCCGTCATCGAACTCAACCAAGCAGTGTCGGTAATCAAGAACATCCTTGTCCGCGATGCCCCCGATGTTAAGCGGGTTGACGCAAATATACGCTCCCCTGCTCCCGAACATATCCTCACCCGATTCGCCATACATATCGAGCCACTCGTCAACGGGTTTGCATGCGCCCCTGCTTATCCCCGTGTTTCGAGGGAGCGCAATCCTGACCCCTTCCCCCTCCCTGAAGCATTTCTTAAAAATAGTTGTAACCGCATCGGGCATTCCTTTTGGCAGGTTCTTTCGCGGTCGATGAACCGTGACCTTGGTTTGCACCATTGCTACTGCTGACACTGACTCCTCCCTCTGTTTTTTTGCATAAGCTGATCGTATGGTCGTGTCTGCCTCGTTCGCGGTCAAACCGTCCTGCAACGCCCTATGGACAAGCTGATCGCTTGCCTCGTCATAGGTGTAATTGTGGTCCCTGAACTGACATGCCGCATTGAACAGACAGTAGTTTCTGGTTCCCTCAACTGAGCCACCCTCAAGATACTCAATCGTCGTCCTCGGTAAACTTTTCATCATCATCCTCATCGCCTTCGCTTATGTCATCCAAAACCGTTATCACCAACCTCCTGAACAGCACCCCAAGGATGCTCTCGTAAGACATGTCGAACTCATCGTAGTAGCGTTGTATCAAGGACTCTAAATCCTTGTATAACATTGCTTGCTGAGTCCGCTCGTCTATTTCCATATCCCCTTGTTTAACATCAAACCGATTATGCCATAATTGGCCAAGTCGCGATAGGTGTCTTCAAGGGATTCATGGTTCACTTCTTTATCGCCAGACAACTGCTTGAGGAGGAGGTTTCGCATTCTGCTAACCTTATCCTGTGTCCGCACCATTACGCCAAGTTCCCCGTTTACAGAAACATTCTGACTCCCGTAGTCAACCTGCTTACTGTCAAACAACCTGACGTTCTCAAGAGAAAGTCGAAGGAACTCGACCCCCATTTCTGTCTGGAGGTCGAGTCCTTCTATAAGGTGTTCTATGTTTAGTTTTTGTCCCATGACGGCACATCCTCATCGTCGATCACCTTGCGCGAAGACCGTTCCTTCCCGGAAAGGTACTTCTCAATGGTGTTCTTCGTCTTCCCCTCGTAGGTGTCTGTACCCACCTCTGCCCATAGATGCTCACCCACGATGTTATTCATGTAGTTTTCATCCATTTTAGCGGACTTGCCAACCTCCTGCCCGATAGCGGGTAAGAACTGCTTGATCTTCCACTGCGCTTTTGGAGTGAAAACCAAGTTATCCCAAATGTATCGCTTGGTTCCCACCTCCTCAAACATGAGGTTAATGATCTCGTTCCCCGCTTTGCTTGTGCGGAACTCGTAATCCTTTATCCTCAACTGGTACTCACCTTCTTCAAGGTTTTGTGGCATCGTCGCCACATCGCTCCGGGGAGCTTCGTCTGTGAATGTTATTTCTGGCATTCTTTTAGTATGTTTATGTCAGGTTTCGATTTAGTCACTTCCAGCAGTTTCCTAGCAAGCTCCCGCTTTGCATCTGCCGGTTTCATGTCATGTTTCTCGGCATACCTCGCAACCAACGCAGTGTTGCTTACGCTGCATGCGCCAAGAAATTCTTCTTGTGATAATTCGGATAGCTCGAAAGCTTTTGGTATGTCCGAAATATATGATGACCCACGGCGGGACTGAAACTTGAAGTTATCCAGTTCAGCACCATCCTTGAGCATGTCCTTCGCCTTGCCCTCCACATCGTCACACCATTTCCTTATGCGCTTGGCAAACACCATTGCGCGGTTAACCGCATCGGGCGTGACGAGGTTCTCGATTGCAAAACCGCTTGAAGGTTCAATGTCGTTGGCAACTGTTGTCACCGCAGTTGTGAAAGCTTCACACTTGGTTCTCTGTTTGCACCAACCGCAGTAGCTATTGGGTTGCACAACATCCTTCTCAATGTTCACCGTGACTGCATCCACAATCTCCTGCGCCTCCTCCTTGGTCATCTCGTAAACTTTTGCCCAGAAGAACTTGGTGTAAATCTCATGCACCATCACGCTGCCGATTCCCTCCTTCTGGCATGTTCCAAGGGCATAGTATGCCATCTGCGCCTTGTAGTCGTGCTGTTGTCCGCTCTTGAAGTCGCCAAGGTTTTTCCCGTCCCAAAGGTCGCGGGTTCCGTAGCTCAACTCATTGTAATCGTTGTCCAGAATGTTGACCTTCGACTCCACCTCAAGTTTGTGAACGTCAAAGTTATCCTGAACATATTGATGCGCCCAATTAACCCCGGCAAGCTGATCCTCTGGCACGGACTTCCGCACGGGTTTACCCTTGAGCATGTCCTCAAGATGCTCGTGCTGCCCGGTCCCCTTCTCGGTTGCCGCAGACCCCCTGCCATCAGGGAGGTACTTCCCGCAAAGCAACTGCGCGTTGCCGCTACTTGGTGGTCTTGTCGGATGGTGTTTCATCAAACCTTTTGGCGTGAAGTTTCTTTACGTTCTTAATAAACGCACCCCAGTTGCCCATAAAATCGTCAAGTTGCCTCGGTTTAAGGTCGTTATACGTCTGGTTGGTCTCGATAATATCCCGAAACTTCAACCAGTGGTTCAGCAGGTTCTCCTTGTGTTCAACAGTGCCAACCTTGCCGATGTCCTTAATATATCTCTTGCGAAAAACCTTCCTGATGGAATCGATCAATTCAGGTGGTTTACCGGCTGGGGCAGTCTCTACTTCCGCAGGTTTACCATTACGCCAAACCTCTGCCCCAACCCCCAGGTAAGATGCACACTTGGTAAGGGCATCGGTTGATGCTCCCTTGTATGCGTCCCCCCTGTCATCGTTGTCGTTGCCCCCAAACTGAATGACCTTGATGTTGTGCTTGTCTGCGGTGAGCGTCCCCCGAACGATAATCATTTTCGGGTTGGTGTTATCGTCAACAACTTCAGGGTTGAAGTTCCAGCCCCCAACACCAAATGCTTCGTTCAACCTGTCTGTCACATAGATTGGGTTGATGGTCGTAAGGTAACTGCGTGATGGATGCTTTTTCAGTGCTTCCTGTGGCAGCGGTCTCGTTAATATATCAGTCAACTTTTTGTTATTTTGCATGTTATGTCCTCGTCTAGTTTGTCAATGGGGTTCAGTTGTTCCCTGCTTACCCCGTATGAAATTATTCCCGGTATAAGTTCCTTCCTTTTGTTCAGCGACAACCATCCGTCCCTGCTCACCCATCCCCGGATAAAAACAAGGTTGCCCTTGTCGTGGCTGGGGGTGCAAAGGATCGCATAGTCGCAGTTCATTTGTTCCAGCTTCGGGAACAGAAGATAATTCGTCTGAGTTGATTTAACCTGCAAGCTGCGCCCCCGATAGTGATAATCAACACCACCGTCACCATGCAGGTGAACTTTAGGGCAATAATCGAGACCAAGATAACGGCAAACAGCAACCTCCCCCATTTGCCCTTCAAGGTTGATCTGGAGATCGTCACGCGAGCATATCCTCCTGTTCATCACACGGGTCTTCTCCTTGCCCAGTTGAATCTGTAACGACACTGCTTTTGCTGCATACATTTCCGGTCCGGTCAGCGTGATTGCCTCGTCCCTCATTCAGCGGGTGGGTAAAGTCCCTTAACATCTGTGATCCAATCGGTGAGCATCATTGTCACCTTCCACGGTTCGCCGTTTCGCCTGTGAATGACAACGGGTATCTTCTCTTCCCCCGCTTCCTCATCGGTCTTCCGTAGCCACTCATCAACCTTGACCTGTTCCCTGCGCTTGATCTCCAACTGGTAAACATCCCCGATATGCGGGACTATTATGTCCGCACTATCCTTGGTCCCCTTGAACTGTTGCGCCCTGTGCGACTTTTCGTAGCCAGCGTTCTTGAAGATTTGAACAACCTCCAACTCTGCCGTCTTGTCCTTTGTCCTTGAGTTAATCATTCGTGATAGCCTCCGATATGGTCTTCATTGGTCCTTTTCCCCCATGAATCCGCTTCCTCTTCACGAAAACCTTCGTGCCGTCTTGCGTCACGGCGCGGATACTGTGTTCTTCTTGGGG